GTAAAATTTGGCAAATAAGAAGCAATATCTGCTGAAGTGATTAGCTTGTCAGTAGAAACAGTATCTTCTACATAAATCATCAGTTTACGAACTAGATCAGGGTTAATACGCATTATTATCACCTCCTTTCATATCAATTATAGGAGGTCAGAAAGGAGTCGCAATGAAAACAACAGCAACGCCACAAGAAGTTATAGCTAAAACGTATCTGAACATCACAGATGTACAGATTCTGCTGGGCATGACACGAGAACCAGCAAGAGCCTTGTTCAAGCAAGTTAAGAACATTGAAAAAGAAAAACTTGGTGCCTATGACGTATGGCCAAACATGATTCAAAAGGACAACTTGCTGAAAGCTTTGCACATCTCTCGTGATGCACTACTGAGAGATTTAGAACTACGAGAAGCAAACAAAAAAGCGCCGTCCAGCAAGACAAGAGCGCTTAAGTGACATCCACAAAATGTCACTACCATTTTAACACAGAAAGGTAGGAACAATGAAAACAAATAAAATTAGCGACAAAGCATTCAAACTAGGAATTTACATTTTCTACGGGACTTTATTTGTAAAGGTCATCGCATTCATTTTAGGTGTGGATCTATGAGAAAGATGAAATCAATGCAGTTTCATTTTAAGAACAACGGACGTATGGCCAAACGCGATGCATGGCTAAAAGATATTGAAATCGTGCCATATGACGGTCCTGATTTCAACAGACAATATGAAGAAGCTTTAGAGCGAGTTGAGAAAATTAAAAATCTAGATTGGAGTGCTGAAAATGAAGACAGACAACCAGCGTAGAGAGTTCGAGTTCGCGCTCGAAACATTGCTAAAAGCATGCGATAGCAAAGTCAAATCTGTAAAAGTGAATTGGGATGAAAAAGATACAGAATTTCGCGAGTCTGCAGAGTCGGTAACAATCACATACAACAATGATTACAAAAAAGAAATAAATATCGCTTATTGTTCATGGAAAGCAATAGCGTTTACAACAATTCATCGTTCATAAAGGAGGAAAGAAAAAAATGAGTGAACCAAACTTATTTGAAGTTGGATATCAAATGCAAAAAGAAGAACAACAAGAAACAATCAAAATCAATAGTTTAGAACTGGAAAATGTAAAGCGTGTTAAAGCAGTCAAATTAGAGCCTACAGCAAGTGGTTTGACTGTGGTTGGTGGGAAGAACAACCAAGGGAAAACAAGCGTGCTAGACGCGATAACGTGGGCGCTAGGAGGCGAGAAGTATAAGCCATCACAGCCTGATCGAGAAGGTTCAATGATTCCACCGAAACTTCACATTGAATTGTCAAACGGAATCATTGTAGAGCGCTCAGGAAAGAATAGTGCATTAAAGGTTTTAGATTCAACAGGAGCGAAAGGTGGCCAAAAACTACTAGATTCATTTATCAGTACATTTGCTTTGGATCTACCGAAGTTTATGAATTCGACAACAAAGGACAAAGCTAACACGTTATTACAAATCATCGGTGTAGGCGACCAGTTATCAATTTTTGATAAACAGGAAGCTGAACTCTACAATCGTAGAACTGAAATCGGCCGTATCGCTGATCAAAAGAAAAAGTATGCTGACGAGATGGTTCAGTGGGATGGTGTTCCTGATGAAATCGTCAGTGCTGCAGAGCTTATTCGACAGCAGCAAGAGATTCTTGCACGCAATGGTCATAATCAAGAATTGCGTAATCAAGTTAAAAATCTCGAAGCACAGAAAACATTGCTAGAACAACGCATTGCAGAAACTACTAAAGCTTTAAACACGATGCAAGAACAAATGACAGAACTCGCAAATGATTTAGTTATTGCAAACACAAACGCTAAAGACCTGCAGGATGAATCAACTGCTGAGCTTGAAACAAGCATCACTAATATTGATTCCACGAATGCTAAGGTTCGTGACAATCTAAACAAACAGCGTGCACAAGCTGAAGCAGAGGAGTACAAACTGCAGTATGGCGATCTAACAACACAGCTTGAAGAAGTTCGAAAAGCACGCATGGAACTTCTAAACGGAGTTGAAATGCCACTACAAAATCTATCTGTAGATAATGGTGAGCTAGTTTATAAAGGCCAACGCTGGGACAACATGTCTGGATCAGACCAGTTAAAAGTTGCTACAGCAATTGTCAGAAAGACGAATCCGAAATGTGGATTTGTTCTCCTGGATAAACTTGAGCAGATGGACATTGACACGATGAATGAGTTCGGGCATTGGCTGCAGGAAAACAATCTGCAAGCAATTGCGACAAGAGTTTCTACAGGTGATGAGTGCTCAATCTTTATTGAAGATGGATACTCAATCGATAAGTCAGGAAATAAAACTGCAGATACTGAAATCAAACCTGCAGGAGCATGGAAGGCAGGTACATTCTAATGTTTGAAATCAATACAGGAGTAGTAAAAACTCCACTAAAAGTAATCATCTATGGTACGGAAGGTGTTGGTAAAACAACTTTAGCAAGTAAGTTTCCTAAGCCACTATTCATCGATGCGGAAAATGGTTCCGGAGCACTTAATGTTGCACGTTATCCATATCCGACTTCTTGGCAAATGTTGATGTCAGAAGTACAAGAATTTCTCAACAATCCGCAAGGGTATAAAACACTAGTTATTGACTCAATCGACTGGGCAGAAGCAAAAGCTATTGAAATGATTTGTGCAGGCATGAAGGTCAATGGTATCGAGGATATTGGGTGGTCAAAAGGTTATACCTACTTAAATGAAGAAATGGGTAGACTACTCAATCTTCTGACAGAAGTTATCAATCGTGGTGTAAACGTTGTGCTAATTGCACACATGGTTATCAGAACAATTACAAAGCCAGAAGAGACAGGTAGCTATGATCGCTATGAACTAAAGCTAAAACAAGCTAAGAACGGCAATAACTGCCAGCTTGTTAAAGAGTGGGCTGACTTGATTCTATTCTGTAATTACCGTGAGTTCTTAGTGGCTGACAAGACAACGGGTAAGAAGAAAGCTACAGGTGGTAAAGAAAGAATCATGTACACAGAACATGCAGCTACATGGGATGCCAAAAATCGCTTTGGACTTCCGGAAGTACTACCACTAGATTTCGAACCGATTGCACATCTATTCAGTGACAACTATGAGGTTAAGGCAACCGAACAAATTAAAGAGCAACCTGCAGTTAATACCATAACAAAAACGCAACAAGCTGAACCTGCAGAACAACCGAATCCTGAAGTGAATAACTGGACAACAAATACAGATACGCATTTATCAATTGATTCTACATGGAAGCCAACACCATACACTGCTGAAGAAGAAGCTATCATGGCTGAACTACCTAAAGCGTTAACCGACTTAATGAAGTCTAAACAAGTGCACCCATCAGAGATTCAACGTGCAGTATCGATAAAGGGATATTTTACAAAAGATACACCAATCAAGAATTATGATCCTGAATTTATTCAAGGATGTTTGATTGGAGCATGGCCAGCAGTTATGGAACTGATTCAAACAGATAGAGATTTGCCATTTTAACATAGGAGGAAAAATAAAATGACACAGTATAACAACAATTATCAAAATCCATATGCGCAAAATGCATATGGCCAACAGGCAGCACCACAACAACAAAGCGGAGAATTGATGGATGGAATGACAGTTTCTGCAGCAGATTTAGGAGACTATGACAAAGGATACGTTTTACTTCCAGAGGGGACTTATGATTTCACTGTAGTTGATTTAGATGAAACACGTTATCAACCTGGTCCAAAGAGTTCAGGAAAAATCGGACCATGCAAGCAAGTTATCTTAACATTACGTTTTAAGGATCCAACAGATGGTAGCGATGTTGATTTAAAACACAATTTATACATGTACAACAATCAAGGTTGCTTAGGCATGATTGCATCATTCTACGATGCTGTTGGCATGCATAAGAAAGGTGAACCAATCACATTTGACTGGAGAAAAGAAGTCGTGATTGGAAAGCGCGGACGTGCTGAAATTAATCACCGCAAGGGCAGTGATGGTAAGAGCGAATACAACAATATTAAGAAGATGTTACCGCTTGAAGCAATGCCTACAGCTGGCAATCCTACACCTAACGCAGGAAACTGGTCTAACGGTCGCTTCTAATGGAGCTTAGACCGTACCAGGAACAAGCAAGACAGGCAATCGAAAAGGAATGGGCGAGCGGAGTCAAGAACACTCTGCTCGTTCTTCCTACCGGTTGTGGTAAAACGGTCGTTTTCTCAAAAGTAATTGAGGATCAAGTGAAAGAAGGTAAGCGAGTGCTAGTAATGGCACATCGTGGTGAACTTCTTGATCAAGCTGCAGATAAACTCCACAAAATGACAGGACTTACATGTGCTGTAGAAAAAGCAGACCAGTCATGTCTAGGCACATGGAATCGTGTGGTGGTTGGTAGCGTTCAATCACTTATGCGACCTAGTCGTCTTGCTAAGTTTAATAAAGATTATTTTGATGCAATTATTGTCGATGAAGCACACCATGCAGTTTCAGACACTTATACACGCGTTCTAGAGCACTTTGACCAAGCAAATGTATTAGGTGTCACTGCAACACCAGAACGCTCTGATATGCGCAAATTAGGCAGTCTATTTCAATCATTAGCGTATGAGTATTCAATCGTACAGGCAATTAAAGAAGGATACTTATGCAAAATCAAAGCGCAAACCGTTCCACTCAAAATCGACATGAACAATGTGTCAGTTACTGCAGGTGATTTTTCAGCAAACGAAATAGGAACTGCACTGGATCCATATCTTGAGCAAATCGCTACGGAAATGGAAACAGTTTGCAAGAATAGAAAAACAGTTGTGTTTCTACCACTGATTGCTACATCGCAGAAGTTCAAAAATATTTTGATAAATCATGGATTCAAGGCAGCGGAAGTTAATGGTAATTCAGACGATCGCGAGCAGATTCTAAAAGATTTCAGTGATAACAAGTACAACGTTATCTGTAACTCAATGTTACTTACTGAAGGATGGGATTGTCCTGATGTAGATTGCATCGTTGTGTTACGTCCAACAAAGGTTAGAAGCCTTTATTGTCAGATGGTAGGAAGAGGAACGAGACTTTCTCCAGGGAAAGAAGATTTGCTTATCCTGGACTTCTTATGGCTGTCTGAAAGACATGAGCTCTGTAGACCTGCAGACATCATCTGTACGGATAAAGAAGTGGCCAAAAAGATGACCGAAAATCTTGCGGAAAGCGGTTGTCCTGAAGACATTGAAGAAGCAGAAAAAGAAGCATCTTCAGATGTACAAGCACAAAGAGAAGAAGCCCTAAAGGCACAGCTCGAAGAAATGAAGACACGTAAACGCAAGCTTGTAGATCCATTGCAGTTTGAAATGAGTATTCAAGCTGAAGACTTAACTGGATATACTCCTTCATTTGGATGGGAAATGGCACCAGTCAGCAAGAAACAAAAAGATGCATTAGAGAAGTTCGGAATCTTTGCTGATGAAATCGAGAATGCCGGAAAGGCAGCGTTGATCATGGATAGATTGCAGAAACGTCGTGATGCTGGACTATCTACACCTAAGCAGATTCGTTTCTTAGAAGGACGCGGATTTGCACATGTAGGAACATGGGAATTCACTGATGCAAATAATATGATCGCACGCATTTCTGCTAACAACTGGAGAATACCGTCAGGAGTTAACCCTGCAGAATATACGCCAAAAGGAAATTAGTATATGGAAGATAGATTAGAAGATTTAAGCGCAGCACTTGAATATATAGACCCAAGCTTATTGAACTACCAAGAGTGGTGCAATGTAGGTATGGCTTTGAAGTATGAAGGCGCTTCAGTAGACATGTGGGATAGATGGTCATCGCAAGATGGTAGCCGCTATCACGCCGGTGAATGTGAAAAGAAATGGGATTCATTTATCAATACCGGAATCACCGGTAATACCATCTTTAAGATGGCAAGTGAAAATGGGTATATTTCTGCAGATTATCAGCCAATCATTAAAGGTGGTGCGCGTGAATTGTTTGACGGTGAAACTGTTGAATTTAACTATCGTGTAATTGATAAAAGCATGATGGATTATGAGAAGCTACCTGAAGTCAAGAATTGGAATCCAGTTGAAGACATCAGAAAATACCTGTCAGTAATCTACGCACCTAATGACCACGTGGCATATTGTGTCAAATGTTTCCAAGATCAGGATGGTAAGTATCATCCTGGTCAAAGAAACTATGATAGAACTGCAGGTAGATTAATGGATGAACTAGACCACGCTAAAAGGATTGAAGATGTGTTCTATGATTACGATCACAATTGTGGAGCATGGATAAGTTTCAACCCTATGGATGGTGGAGGCTGCAAAATCGACAATATTACTGATTTCAAATATGCATTAGTAGAATCGGACACCCAAAATATCGACATGCAGTACTCACTCATGACAAAGCTAGAATTACCGATTGCAGCTTTAGTTCACTCAGGCAACAAGAGCATTCATGCCATCGTACGCATTGAAGCATCCAATGAAAAAGAGTATTCCAGACGTGTAGATTACTTATTCAAAGTATGCAAACAAAATGGTTTGGATGTAGATACATCAACCAAGAATCCAAGCCGATTAAGCAGAATGCCTGGCTTCGAGCGTGGCAACAATCGACAGTACCTCATTGCAACCAACATCGGTAAGGAGTCCTGGAATGACTGGGTAGAATACATCGAATCAATTAACGATGATTTACCTGATCCAGAGAGCCTTGAAGATGATTGGAGCAATCTTCCTGAGTTAGCGCCATGCTTAATCAATGACGTGCTTAGACAAGGCCATAAGATGCTTATTGCCGGGCCATCTAAAGCAGGTAAGTCATTTGCATTGATTGAGTTAACAATTGCGATTGCAGAAGGTTGTAAATGGCTCAATAAGTGGGATTGTGCACAAGGTAAAGTTCTATATATCAATCTTGAATTGGATCGCGCTAGCTGCTTACACAGATTTAAAGATGTGTATGAAAAGCTAGGAATTCAAAGACCAAACCTAAGAAATGTTGAAATTTGGAATCTGCGTGGTAATGCTGTCCCAATGGACAAGTTAACACCTAAGTTAATCAGACGTGCACAGAAGAAGAACTATATTGCTGTTATTATCGACCCAATCTATAAAGTTATTACGGGTGATGAAAATAGTGCCGAGCAAATGGCCAAGTTTACAAACCAATTTGACAAAGTTGCCAGTGCATTAAACTGTGCTGTTATCTACTGTCACCATCACTCAAAAGGCTCACAGGGTAGCAAGAAGTCAATGGATAGAGCTAGTGGTTCGGGCGTGTTCGCACGTGATCCGGATGCAATGATAGACCTCATTCAGATACCATTAAACGATGGTGTAACAGAACAGCAGATAAACAAAGCTGTATGTGATGAATGGGCAAGAGTAATAAAGCAATACAGCCCAGAATACTACGAAACGATTCCGTATGATGATTTTATGAGCAGAAAACAGATGGGTGGCCATTTGTATGATTCTGTGACAATCAAGAAAAAACTCAATGATAAGCAGATTGAAATCATCACACAACAAGCAGAGTTAAAGGCATCACAAATGACAGCTTGGCGAGTAGATATGACACTTAGAGAATTCCCTAAACCGCAGCAAACTGACATATGGTTCAACTATCCGATTCATACAGTCGATACAACAGGAGTGCTTGCAGATATACCGCTTGATGAAGAATCATCGGGATGGAGAAAAGGAAAACCTTTAACTCAAGAAGAAAAGAACGATAGAAAAAGAGAGAAACAGAAAAACGAGAAAGTAGAACGTGAAACACAGTTTAACTTAGCGTTTGAAGAACTGTCGTTCGAACATGGTGAAGTAACAATGCAAATGATGGCAGATAAACTTTTACTGAGTAAAAAAACCGTGCAAAGAAGATTGAATGAACTTAAAGAAAGATTTAAAACAATCGAAACTCCAGGCAAAGATTCTGTCATCGTCAAAACCCTAGACAGTATGGACAAATAGATTACTTGTCCATACCGAAAGTAACCTTGGACAGTATGGACAAATTATTGCGATGTCTATACTGTCACCCTGGACACGGACAACCTATATATACTACGTATATATAAACGTCTGTCCAGGGACAGGGATGTAGGGAGATTGGACACAGGTTGGCTTGAAATTGCCAACCCTGTGTTCCAAACATCCCAACACCATCCCTTACGCGAAAACAGAAAGAAGAAAAATGAAATGGAAAATATAAAAAAGATTTTTTTGTTAAAAACAACTAATGGAAACTTTTTCCATACGGATATTTTGGAAAACGATGAAGTAAATGAATTTACAAAAATGTTAGTAGACAGAACTAAGCCGTTTATCTGTGTTTTTGATTTAACAGGAATTGCACTATTTCTAAATAAATCACATGTTATTTACTCCAAACTTTTGAGTACATACGATGAAGCAATTTTTGCAGAAGACCTTACAAAAGAAGAAAAGCAATATCTAAATTGTACTGATATAGAGTTGAGATAAAATTATGCAGATATTTCTACAAATGATTCCACCGACTACTACGTCACAACAAAAAAAGGTCAACTTCAAGACCAAGACAATTTATGCAAATAGCAGCGCAGTCGATGCAAGAAACAAGTATCGCGCTCATCTAGCTGCACACGTCCCTAATAAACCGATTGATGGCCCGATTGCATTGAGTATCATCTGGGGCTTTCCTGCAGGTAAACACAAAAATGGTGAGCCGTGTACGAATAAACCTGATTTAGATAATGCGAACAAGATACTACAGGACGTAATGCAGGAACTGGGATTTTTCAAAGACGACAAGAATATCGTCCAATTGAACCTAAGCAAGATTTGGACTTGGCATCCTGGAGTGATGATAGATATCAAGAAAGTAGGAGAAGAATAATGAAGAACAAAGACAAATATAATCTATCACACATACACGTAGTAGAGCGACCTGGCAAAACTAGACTTGATTATTGTTTCAAGTACGTCGAAATCGAATACGGCGGAAAAATCGTAAAAGAGTATAGATGTTTAGATGTAGAAGTAAGCAAAAAGTTTTTTGAATGGCTAGAAGAAGATGATGGAAAAGAGTGCAAACCTACAATCTTAACTGAAAAAGAAAAGGCTTATTTATCAGCGGTTATCAAGCCATTTAGAAAAAGAATTAAATATATTAGAAAAATAGATCATAGTTCCGTGAATAACGACCAATTCATATGCATTGTACTAGCAGGTGACCGTTGTGGGCTTCCAAATTTCAAGACCGGCACAATGTACAAAGGCATGGAAGTGGATAAGGATTACACCTTAGAGGAACTAGGGTTATGAATGAATTTGTAAGCATAGAAGTTAAAAGATTAAAGGAGTTTGAAAATCCTGTACTAATTGCATCAGACGAAAATTCAAATAGCATCGTTTTAGCAGAATTTATGGATGAAGAATATTCAGGAATATATGAAAAAATGATGGCTGTTATCGTCCAAAAGATATATCAAGCAGGATATGAACGGTGTCAATTTGATTATGAAGAAGCGGAGGATGAAGAATAATGTTTTTAACAGGAGCAGTATGTTTTGTACTAGGCTATTTCTTCGGAATTGTTGTAACGAGCCTAGCAAGATCAGCAGGAGATGGAGATAGATGATTCAGTATAAAGAACTTAAAAAACTAAAAGACCAAGGTCGAGAGCTATACGAGAAAATCGAAGCAACCAAGAAAGCAATGAGAAACAATCAACACACAGATATAAACAGCTTTGATTTATTTCTGATGGAACAAAAGTTCAAGCGAATAGTAGAGGTGTTGCTACATAATGATGAATGTATTTGAGGCTATTGAAACACCGATTTTTTCAATAGAAGACCTTAGAAAAATATTCAAAACAGAATTGTCACTTCTTCAAGCAAAGAAAAAAATGTATGGAAGGGAACCATACGAAGAACAGATAAAAGCAGTTGAGACCGTAAAAGGTCTAATCGAACAAGCATTCATGGAAAGAAGAAATAAACTTTAGGAGGGCTAATGAAATGCCAAGAAATACACTAATGGATTTGAACAATCACCTTTTCGCAGAACTGGAAAGACTAGGCGATGATGATCTAACGCAGGAAGAGCTTGAAAAAGAGATAGCAAGAACTGATGCAATCACAAAAGTTGGCAATGTTCTTGTTAACAACGCAAAAACAGCATTGGAAGCAACGAAGACGCAGATGGAATGGGGAAGACGTGATACTGTGCAGATTCCTGACATGCTTTTAGAGAGTAAAACTCATGAAGCCAAGTAACAGAGTGTTCACCGATGAACAAGAACAATGGATTTATGACAATGCTAAGGGGACTGGAAACGTAGAACTGACCAATAAGTTTAATGAACACTTTGGGGAGCAACGAAAACCACAGCAGTTAAAAACTTGGAAGAAAAATCATAAAGTCTCTAGTGGCTTAACTGGTTGGTTCGAAAAGGGCAGAATTGACAAACACAAGGGCGATCACAGTTTCAGAATTCCAAACAGCGAGAAGACTAGATTTAAAAAAGGGCATTGTCCTAAGAACCATCTTCCAGTAGGAACGACCGTCAAAAACACGGATGGTTACTTCCAAACAAAAGTGGCAGAGCCAAACAAGTGGAAGCTGACACACAGACTTATTTGGGAAGAAGCAAATGGTCCTATTCCGAAGGACTACACAGTGACCTTCTTGGATAAGAATAAAGAAAATTTGGAACTGAGCAATCTAGCACTCTTATCGCGAAGAGCACAAACTGTCGCACAGCATCATTACGGGCTGTCAGAAGACCAAGAAATAAGTAAGTCGGTGATTCAGTTAAGCGAGCTACAAGTAAAGCGAAACAGCCTACATAAGCGGCTGAAGGAGGACAACAAATGAACTACGAAGATCCATACAGAGAAGATTTGCAAGTGATTGATCGTGAGCTACGCAATCATTACGAATACAAGAAACAACTTGAAGAGGTCAATGAGCGCATTGCTGAAATCGATGCACAGCTTACGTCGATTGGTAGTCCTAGAATCGTTAGCCCAGAAGAAGCAAAGTACCAAAAGGGCACTAGGATCTACAGTGATGTCAATATGCTGGAGTTATTCCAGGAACAGGACCAACTTATAAAGCAGAAGCAAGACCTACTTTACTTGATCAGCAGAGTGCAGGTGAAGCTAAACAAGCTGGATAAGGTAGATATGCAGCTAATCGAGCAACGCTATAAGTACAAGAAAACTTTAAGGGAGTTGGCGCAGAATACCTATAACGGCAAAAGCACAATGTCTAGAAAACTTGATGACATTTTGCTAAAACTTTTGTAAAACTAAATTTTGGGACATGTCCCATGACTTTTAGGTGTATAATGGGCGTAGGCGAAAACCATAGGCAGAAATGCTTGTGGTTTTTTTCGTACATACATTCGAAGCTATCAGCTTAACATTTGAAATCACCCTAAAACTATTCATATGAGTACTCCTTTTGTGTTTAAACTTTCCATGTACTAGCTTTCCGGCTGATAGTTTCCAATGTGCGTGCGATGTAGAAAGGATAAGGCTATGGCAAAAGGCAAATATCACGAATGGCTGTCTGAAGATGGCCTTATTAAGATTCAAGGATGGGCAAGAGATGGTTTAATCGATGAGCAGATAGCCCACAACATGGGGATAACAACTAAAACATTGTACGAATGGAAAAATAAGTATGGTGAGATAAGTGAGGCTCTAAAAAAGGGCAAAGAAGTAATTGATAGACAAGTTGAGAATGCCTTATTGAAACGAGCCTTAGGCTACGCGTATGATGAAACAACGTATGAGGATGGCGTTGAGACTAAACGTGTAACGAAAGAAGTAGCGCCTGATACAACTGCACAAATCTTTTGGCTAAAGAACCGTAAGCCAGCAGAATGGCGCGATAAGATTGAGCAGCAACAGACAGTAACGATACAAGATGATGGCTTCCTAGAGGCACTAAAGGGAACGATAAAAGACGACTGGGATGAAACAAGCTAGTACGTTTAAATTCAGACCTTTCAGTAGGAAGCAACGTCAGATTCTAAATTGGTGGATGGATGAATCACCAGTCAATGACTACGACGGAATCATTGCCGATGGTTCCATTAGAGCAGGAAAGACAGTCGGCATGTCTCTGTCCTTCGTTATATGGGCGCAAACGATGTTTGCAGGCGAGAACTTTATCATGTCTGGAAAAACTATCGGCTCATTCAGACGTAACGTTCTAGGGCCTTTAAAACGCATGCTAGTGGGCAGAGGTTACAGCTACGAAGATAAACGAAGCGAAAACTTACTAGAGATTAGCAAAGATGGAATCACGAACTATTACTACGTTTTCGGTGGTAAAGACGAAGCATCGCAGGACCTCGTACAAGGTATTACAGCTGCAGGTGCTTTTTTTGATGAAGTCGGACTGATGCCTGAATCATTTGTGAATCAAGCGACAGCACGATGCTCAGTAGATGGTTCGAAGTTCTGGTTCAACTGCAACCCAGAAGGGCCAGACCATTGGTTCAAAAAGAACTGGATAGACCAGGCAGAAGAAAAGAACGTTCTTTATCTGCACTTCACGATGAAGGACAATTTGAGTCTTTCTGAGCGCATCAGACTGAGATATGAACATCAATACAGTGGAGTGTTTTACAAGCGCTATATTGAAGGTCTATGGGTGTTAGCGGAAGGTTTGTTATTCCCTTACTTAGCAGAAGAGCCAAGCAAGTACACATACACAGAAGGCGAGTGGGCATTCAGCAAGCTCGTCATGGGAATAGACTTCGGCGGTAATGGATCCAAAACCACGTTCGTATTGACTGGATACATGAACGGGTATAAGGAGTTTAAAGTTCTTGAAGAATATGGCCTGCCGCTAACGTCAACGATTGGCAGCGAGGAAATCTGTGACGCATTTATTGCATTCTACAGATTAGCCATTGAGAAGTACGGTCGAGTTGACTGGATATTCCCAGATAGCGCCAGTACGACCATGATTAACAGCCTACGAGCCGCAGCAATCAAGAACGGGCTAAATGCACGAAACATCAAGGGATGCCGTAAAAACGAAATAAAGGACCGTCCGCGTTTCGTGGACATGCTACTGACGTCTGGACGGCTTAAGTTCAGCGCTGAATGCACGGATGTGCTGAAGGCTTTAAGTAGCCTAGTTTGGGATGAAAAGAAAAAAGATATTCCAGAAGATAAGAACATAAATAACTGTAACGACTGGTATGACGCGCTTTGTTATACCTTTTTAGATTTCATAGAATTTATAGACCTTAGGAGGTAGTAATGAATACAACTGAATTGCAATCACCAGCCTTTCGGAAATTGAAAGAACTGGGAATAAACTATAACCAGCGAGCAGCAAATGTAATTAAGAATTGTTACGACTGGTACTCAAATAACGATGTGGATGGTTTTCATTCGCGGACTAACTTGAATGGTGTAAGTGTAGAAGTTGCACAGTTGGGATTTGCAAAGCGCCTTTGCGCTGACAATGCTAACCTTTGCGAAATTGTAGAAGTTAACGCTGGCGAAAGCGAAGCAAAGTTCGAGGGAGTGCTGGAACTCTTACGAGCTAACAAGTTCAGCAAGATGTATAGAAAGCAGTTAGAGGAAATGGCTGCAACTGGTACAGTCGGTGCATACGTCAGACTTGAAGGTGCGGAAATCTACGACGATGGTAAGGTCAGAGGTGGAGGCATCATGATCAACTATGTATCGTCTAACTGCATCGTACCGATCAGGGTTGAAAACGACGAAATCATCGATTGCGCATTCTTAGGTAGTGGCTACTTAAACGGTGAACAGTTAACAACGCTGGTAGTCTTTAGAAAGACGGATGGCAAGTACACGGCAGAGTCATACTACTTCAATGAAAATAACGAATTGACGGATAAGGCTACAATGCTGCAGCTTGGTGAGGTTAAGCCGTTTGCAATCATGCGTACGGCAGAAGTAAACAACTTCGATGGCATGCAGGGCTATGGATATCCAAAGCTATACACAGCAATTCCATTTTTGAAGACAATCGACCTATGCTATTCTGTGCTATTCGGTGACCTGGATAAGGGCCAGAAACTCTTATTCATCAACGAGATAATGGCAAGCATGCAGAAGGACCAAAACGGCAATAGTTTCCTAACGCAGGAACAGAAGAAACTCTTTATCTTGCTTGGTGAAAAGTTGCCCGATCAGAAGGAACTCATATACGAGTACAATCCAGAAATCAGAACAGCACAAATCAAGGAAGTCTTTAATCTGTGCTTGAGTCTTTTATCACTTTCCTTCGGTTATGGTTCTAAGAAATATCAACTGGAAAGTGGTGAAATCAAGACAGCTACAGAATACGTAGGCCAGCGCCAAGACTCCATGCAGGAATTGAACAAGCAACGTGTAGAATCAATCGACTACATCACAGACCTAGTTCACGCGTTAATTTGGTTCCACAACACATTCAGTGGTGAGTCGGCGTGGTCAACAGACGAAGAAATCCTAGTAGAGTTTGATGATAGCTACGTGACGGATAAGGCAACAGAACTAGATGGCTGGCGCAACGATGCGCTGAGTTTTCCGGATGTATTGGAATTCAAGATTCAGTACATCATGAAACGATTGAATTG